GTATCTTTAAATGTCTTCTACAGTGCCTTATGTGAACACATTGTTCAGCTATCGCAGCATATCCATCCAGCGAGTGTAATCAGATTTACGCAATAAAGGCATGTCCATAGTACTAATTAATGATAAAGCTGCTCGTAAATCCTCAGGTCTATGCCATGGTTCATTTGCGTTTTCTTCTCTCCATTCAACTATTTCTGCATGTGCTTCAGCAATGGCGAAAAGTTTCTGAGCTTCTGGTAGTATTGACCATTCTTTAATCATTTTAATCCACCATAACAAATCAAAACAAAATCCTCCAACTGTTAAACTGACAAATAAATGTCCTGATACATCTAGTCCCAATCGTTTTAAAATGTCTGGTCTACGATGTACCTGATCTGAATTTAGTCTCAACATTGTCGAATGTCTTCTTAGACCCACAAATCTGCATAACGAAACATCTGGAACCATATCAACAGCGCTTCTCCTCAAACAAACGATTCCGAATTTCGCTGCCCATGATGGATCATATGAGACTTTAAATCCTTCATCTCCTAGGACACCCTTCCAAATTAAGAATAATATATACCCATTCCCATCTATCACCATCTTTTCTTTCTTACAGTATTTAATCATTAAAGTTTGTGTTGGATAAGTAAAATCATCGTATCCACTTCTTAATTCTGGTCCGATCCAGACTGTAGATAAGACTGATTTTTCAATTACCTCGCCGATTTCCTGCATCTTTTCCCTGTTCCTCTTGTTTGTTAAATAAAACAAATCAACTCTTGGTAGTGTTCCCTTATGCTCTAACCCGTTTGACCTTGTTATATGCAAATACTCTAAAATCGCTTTCTTAAGCTTTCTACCGCGTGAATTTCCATGAAAATTTCTAACTAATGAACAACAGTCAACATGCTTAATTTCTAGTGTTCTTGCTTTCGGTATGTGTGATCTGTCAACAGTCGAAAAACCGTCTAAAACTAAAATGTTTCTTAATTCAAACATTGTAATCGGAGCGCTTGGCTGAGGTACTAGTATGCTGGTATATACATTGAAGGATTGTTCGCTAGTCGGAATTCGAAATTTAATACAAGCCATATGTATCCAATCCCGATTCGCTAATGCTATATACACCCCCAACTCATCTTCCTTCCGAGTAATCGAATCCCATTCGTCTCCTGATAATGAACCTCTGTCACTTCTTACATCCCAAATTAATCCATATTCAAAATTTTCAGCACTTTTCTTTAGAGCACGTAATTGACCTCCATGTGTTATCATATTTGGATAGCAAATTATATTTGGTGCTGGCGATTCTGGTACAATCGGGTCAATACAAATCCATGTAACTCTGTTGAACCGCGTCTCATCTTTATGTCGAAATTTTAGTAGAGTTCTTAGATTTCCGCAGCCAATATAAAACATAATATCTACACTATATACAAAATAATCTAACAATGACACGAGTTTCTCATCTGTATGATTGTCGTCCGAATAAGGTGCATTAAAATCTGTTTGAATACCTAACGCTGGCGGTAATTCAGGTAATCCAAATACTTTATGTCGTTTTGGGTCTGTCACCATTAGTGTTTCCGCTTCACTACCATGAAATTCAACCGCAAATTTTAAAGCGTAATTTCTTAATATATCCCCAAATTTCTTTCTTAAATACACTCTGTCTATCCCAATTTTAGTTTCAAAACTTTTTGAGGTAGAATCTTCCGGATAGTTCTGTGGAAAAATGATGTCTAAAGGTGCAGTTCCATCTCTCGTCAGAATACTCTGTCCCCTTCTCCCAACAAATATAAATCCTAATCCTCTCAATTGACGTATTGACCATTTTTGTAACGGACCTGTTGCGTAAATATCTGTATTATATTGTCCAACCCATTTCCATAGGTCATTGACGCTTTCTCTTCCTGATAATTTTAATATTGGTAAATAGACATCCTTTAATTGCGGTCCGAAGCCTTTTGCGAGATAGATCACTGCATGTGTAGTCGACATTTTTAAC